TTTCCCTGCCGTAGGTGTCAATCTGGTGCTGCGCCCAGGCCTTGTCAATGCGCGGGCTGCGCATCGGGTCATCGGGATCGCCGGTCACTTTGATCACGTGCCATTGATGCGCGAGGACGGTGGCCGCGGCGTAAAGCATGCCCTCAAGGCTCACCGGGTTGCCGGCTTGCAGAATCTTCCCGAAGAGGCAGTTACTCAGGGCCTGCTCGGCGGCTCGTAACACGGTGGCCGGGATCGCACCCGATTCGTCAATGACCGAGAGCACGTATTTGCTATGCAGGCCGGAGAGTGTCTTGCCCTGTTCCTCCGGGGTGGCGGATTTGGGCCAACTGCGCGCGGCGAAGAACCATGTTTCCGGGTGGTCATTCGCAAAGACGCGGGTCTTCGTCCACGTAAACGCCGCACTGAGAAACGGACTGCGGGTCTGCCACTTGGAGAGCTCGGGCCAGAGATTGTTATCGAGGTTGTCGCCGGTAATGGATACCGCGGCGCCTTTGGGGTGTTCGCCCCGGTCAGCGTAGCAGGTGAGGAAGTTCCAGATACACCAGGCGAGGAGGGCGGTTTTGCCGGGGCCGGCGCAGGCTTGGAGGCTGATGCGCTGGAGGTCTGGGACGGCAAAGACACGCAAGGCATCGGCTTGCCAGGCGTCGGGATCCACGCTGAATTGGTCCCTGACAAAACTGACAGGATCATCGCGCCAGCGTTTGATGCGGGATTGGGCCTCAGTCAACACTCACTTCCCAAAACCTGGCGCCGACAATACGAGAGGGCGGACAGTGTAGCTTCGTCGCAAGGTATTCCGCTTGCGTCACTTCGCGCAAATAGACAATCGGCACATTGTGATAGGTCTGTCCATCCGGTCGATCCCAACTCACGAGTTCACGTTCACCGATAACATGCGATTCCCAATCTGCGACGATTTCACTCATTTGTTGGGCCTCAGTCACTGCATGAGGTAAGGGCTGGGATTCGGGTAGGGCTGGGCATGCACGACGGCGCGGGCGAGGTCCACGAGCCCATACACGAGCGACTCTTCATGGTTCTCGGCCCAGGCCTCCCGACGCCGGAGGGCTTCGGCATGCTCCTCACGATAGGCATCGAGCGCCACCACCGCCTCGCGTAAATCTGCGAGACTCGCCGGTGGACGATCCGCATTTTCCTTCAGCAATTCGTTAATATCGACCATTGGCTAGTCCTCAATCCATTCTGGTATGCACGGCAGCGCATCCTTCTCAAAACGGCAAATGTCACCATTACACTTAAACGCGAGTGAGGCTTCACGAGCCTGCTGGAGCGTCGAATAAATACCGACGGGATAGTCTTCGTCAGCAGACTCGCCTCGGCGTATGAGGAGATATAGCGTCACGGGCTGTTTTCCCCTCTAGCCGATCCGCATCCATGCGGATTTCAACTCGTCCAATTGCGCTTTCAACGACCGCAGGCAATCAAGGACGCCATGTTCAAACTCCACGATAGTCTCGCCATCGTCCGTCGTCCACGTATCGCCAATCTCTAATTCAGCCCCGCACCCCCGGCAGATACGAATCGTGCCATGCTCAGCATCATACCGTTGGACGAAGGGGATAGCCGTCGACATACGCTTAATCTTTCGGTTTGCTGCCCACCACGAGGTCCTCGAGGCTCACGGATAGCGTGACATCGTGCGTTTCCTTGGGCTTATCCAGTGCACGGTTCAACAGGTCCGTAAACGCCTGGACGCTCGGGTCTTTCTCCCAGACCTCGATGGTATCTTCGTCCTGATTCACAGCCTCGAGGGCGGTGACGCGTTCAAACTTGCCGCTCTTCTTGTCCCGATACACCAGATACTGCAAGCCTTTGGCATTGGCCACTTGCGAGGCGATGAGCTCTGGGAGATGTTCCGTGATGGCCTTGCGGACCAGTTCGCGGGCGGCTTCTTTGGCGAGGGTGGAGGGCCACTTCATCCCCTTGGGACGACCAGAGCCAGGACGCGGACCGCCGTGTTTACCGGGAGGGGTTTTCATGTTACCAACTGTGGTTATTTCACCACAGCTCACGACCCATTTCTATGAACATGCCGGCCACCAGAGCCAGGACGCCAGGGGCGAAGAGCAAGAACCATGTCGGATGGGGCGGGTCAGGGGCGAGGAAAATAAAGACGAAGAAAAAGCCGACTAAGCAGGAGATCAGCCACATCAGGCCAAGAATAACGAGCCGAGAGGCCCAGCGAGGAGCGGTATGGTGGAGTTCCAATCTGCATCCTTCCCGGCGCGATGCCGTTGTCAGAGCCTACGTGCTAGTTAACCTGCACACCGGTGGGGACGGCCGGGCTTAGGGCGACATGATCGAAAGGGCCCGACGTCGCACTCCAGGCCGTCACCGTCGTGGCACCATGGTTCCGGATGGCCACGGTAAACCCTGTGCCGAGGGGCACCGCGGCGAAAATGGCTGTGCTCGAGGCCCTGGGAATCTGGCATTGTTTGGTGCCATCCGCGGGATCATCGAGGCGAATATCGAGGGGATTGACGGCCGGCGAGAGCGGGGCCAGGCGGGCCAAGCCGCAGGTGGTCGCACTCGCCAGGACGTTGGTCAGGGGCGCCACGGGGGTGCCGGTATTGGGCGCGATGCCGGCGGCGAAGACGGCCACATCGCGCGACACGATAGCTTCGGGCGTCTGCGCCAAGGCGCTCGAGGCGCACAGGAGGACCCCGATCACAACAACATATTTCATTGCGGCCGAGTTTAGCATTTTCTCATCGACAGATGGGCGACTGTCCTAAGACACAAGGGCACGAGCGGCCTCCACGACATCCCATTGGGGTTGGTCGAGCCAATGCGCGCGCGCCTCTCCACGATCAACTTCAGCCTGCAAGGCATCCAGCGCCCTGACCGCCTGACGGAGCGCGTCAAGTCGAACGCGATTCACATATTCGCCTTCGGCTCGGTCAAATACATCTAATTTACGGTCAGTCATGGCTGGTCGTCCTCGGGAGGGAGCAGGGCGGGCGGATTCTGAGCCGACTCGTCTGGAAATTGCATGATATGGGGTCCTGCGTGCCCAGATACCAACAGGCACGGATTCACGCCGATCATATAGTCGCAGAAGACGCCCGTGACCACGGTAGGGTCGGGCGGGTGCGCGTGCAGGAGCGCAGCTAGTTCGTTCGCCAACTGCTCAAGGCAATAGGCACGCGAGAGCACCAGGGCGCCTTGTGGATACTGAAAATCAATCTTCGGAGATCGTAGCACCTCCGCCCGCGCCCGTTCCTCGATTGCCGTCTGTCGCCATTTTGCGATCTGTCGTTCCAGTCCTACCCGGAGTCCGTCCGCGCTCATGGCTGCCTCCGCAGATTCTCAGCAATCACGGTATGCAAATGACGCATCGCACCCCACTGAATCAACTGCTCCGTCGTGACCGTTGGTTTTGGGTCAGGCACGGGAAAGAAACAGCCGCAGCGCAGGGCATAGAGCGTGGCTTCGGCAATCGCCTGGGCTTGTGCGTTCGTCATGGCTGCACCGGAGGATCAGGGAGTGGCATCCGACGAGCAATAGCCTGTGACGTGCAGGCGTAGAACGCGACCATCACCGTCGTCAGCTTCGTCACGAGGTTATCGTCAGCAGCTTCCGGCGCGTCAGGCCGCAGCCACTCTGACGCAAAGCCACGAGCCAAGCTCTGCACCAGATGCGGATCGTGCGGTCGGGGCGTCGGCGGGTCCCCCTCGGTGTCCGCGACTGGTGTGGCCAGTTCCTTCGGCAGTTCACCCCAAGCCTGCGTAAACGCATACGCAGCATCCTTGCCGTGCTCGTAGGCCACTATATCCTCCGCGCGGGCTAGCACCCATTCCAACTCTGCAATCTTTTGGCTGGTCTGTCGGTCCCCCTCGGTGTCCGATTTCAGAATCCCGAGCACATCAGCCGCACTCGGCAATGTCGTGTCATCCTCCGGTCGGTCCCCCTCGGTGTCCGCGATTTTGCTCTGATGCATCGGATAACCCATAGACCTCATCTCTTGAACGACGTCGGCTGGCTCCTGTCGGTCCCCCTCGGTGTCCAGCACGGCCAGCATGTCAGACCTTTTCACCCATGCATCCCCGGCAAAGAAAGATACGGCGAGCTCTCGGAGTCGTCGGGTGCGCTCGTCAGTCATGGCTGTTCAATCCACTGCTTCCAAAGGTTCAACGTCACGGAGCGCACGGACAGCCCTCGTTTTTTCACCTTGGCCTTCAGGGCGTCCGCGAGCATCGGCGGCACGCGGTCGATGTCAATCTTGATTCTCCTCTCGGTGCGCGGGGTGAAGTCGCGGCTGTAGCCTCGCTTGGTCATAGCCGAGATATTAGGGCATTGCGCGAGGATGGCTTTCTCGGAAATTGAGGCCAAACACCGATCGCATTGACCCGCTCGCTGCCCAATAGCATGCGAGGCATGCACAATCACGACTGATCCTCCGGGCACTGTGACGCCTCGCAGCGCCCGAAAACGAGTGCCTCGCCGCCTGAGCCTATCCACCGCAGCGCCGACATCGACGCGGGCCAATGCTCAGGCTTGCGGTTGAGGCATCGAGCCGACGGCTGCATCGGTTCGATGTTGAGGGCATTGGCTGAACGATGGAGGAAGGCCGGAACGACACGCGATCCACACGTCTCGCTGCGCTCGTTCCAGGACTGTTGAATGCCGGCAAGCGCCTGCCCTGCGCCGTCCGGACTATTGGGAACACCGGGCAGCCCCTTCGTGGTGTCGGGAATCCGGGAGAACCGCTCAAGGCGGCCTCCCTTTGAGAGCGCGTTGAGAGAGGCCTGACGATAGGCCTCTTCGTAGAGATCGGAACGGAGGCCCGAACGGACCTCGATCCGACCGGAGCCGGCCCAATTGCCGGCCTGATCCGTGAGGGTGAGAATGGCGGCCCGTTGGCCGCTTAGAAACTCGATGGTGCCGTAAAACTTAAGCATGAAAGGATTATACACAATACCTGTATTGATGTCAAGTATACCGGTATTCCTAATCATTCTTCGTATCTTGCGGGAGGACGGTTCGTTGTAGTCCTTCGTTTACAAACGCCCGTAATCGCGTCAAGCTTGGCCCCTGCGGCAGCGCATCGAGCAAATCGGCGCGTAGCAATACCGCCACATCCGCGCGAACTACGTTCTTTCGAGATTCTGCTTGTAACCACTGGCAACCATCCTCGGCGCACGATGGATTGAGGTATTTCGCGGCTCGCATGTTGGCTAACGGATCTGGCCGTCGGTCCCCCTCGGTGTCCAGCACGGCCGCGAGTTCGTCAGCGCAGTAGCCATAAATCCGCAATTCAGCCTCATCGTTGCTGCGAGCGTAGCCGCGCCAAGTTTCCAGTAGCTCTCGGAGTCGTCGTGTGCGGCGATCCTCGGTGGTCATGGTTGCGCCTCAAAATCAAGCCGTAACTGCCCCTCACACTGCGGACAACCTTTGCTCGTCCCAATCGGTGGCTTGAAATGGTCCAGCCACGGCACGCCGTAGTAGCACGTCAGCGTCACAGGAACCCCCGATACCAGGCACGTAGACACGGCAAACAGAAATAGGTCGCCCCGTCTGGGCCGTGCGTGACCATCTTGCCCGTCTGCTGGCACACAGCGCAGGCCGTCATAACAACAGCACCTTGAGCGTCTCCAGACAATCACCCTTCGCCAGTTGGGCCGGTGTATAAATCAGCACCCGGAACCCCGCCAATTGGAGCAGGTTATTCCGCTCATAATCGCGCAAGAGACCCGTCCCGCTCGAGTGCCCGCCTTTCGTCCAGATGCCCCCATTGCGTTCCACGACAAGCCGGGCCTCCCGAAAGAAATAATCCACCCGAAACTTGCGCCCCGGCACCAAGCCCTCGACTTCCACCTCCGGCCGCGGTAAGCCGTGCCGCATGCAGAGCTCGGGGAACGGATCAAATCGGACTCGATCGCGCGCCTTCGCCTGGCTGGTGGCGTTCACCAGTCCATCCGCGCTGAAGTCCGTGGTTCGCCCTTGTAGACCCTAGAGGCCGGCGTCAGCACGGTGCCGAAGAGGGCGGCGAGACGTTCGCCTTCCGCCCGAGTCAAGTGCTTCGCCTCGAGCGCATCCTCGATCTGCGTCCGTTGATGGCAGGCCACCGGGTTGGTCGTGGGACAGGGAGGCCGATGCGGGCAATCCTTCATCGCCGCACCCGTTCCGCCGCGGCCACGAGCGCCTTAAACCGGTCCTGATAGCCCCCGGTGCCGTAGGCTGTCGCATACGTGCGGGCCTGGGCCAGATTCGGCATGGTCAAGAGGATGCTATTGGTGCGTCGATCCAGTGTCCGCACAATATCCCGCAACAGCCGTTGATGGCCGCCGTTGCCGACAATCGAACGCGTCACCAGCATCAATTCAGCCGCGGTCAACGTGGCGCGCACCGGTTCCCAGTTCATCGCCATCGCCGGAGCCCCCGCCACCATTCCAGTTGCCGGGCGTCGTGGTCATGCGTGATGACCCACGAGGCACTCATGGGCTGAGGCCAGATCGGTCGCCGCGGCCACCAGCGCCACAACGCAAACACGCAGGCCGCCGAGAGGGTGAGCAAGATCGACAGTTGCATCAGTGACAACCTTTCGTGTGGCGGTCTGCATGGCATTGGCTACACAGATATTCGATGTTGTCCAACGTCCACTTGCCGCCGCGGCTTCTCGGTTTGATGTGATGCGCGTGGCCCCATGTCCCCGTCCACTTCCCGCACGCCTCGCAACTGAAATCCGCCCGCTTCACGGCTTGGTGCCGCACGGTGTTCCGGACATAGCCCTTCATGCGGTCCATCCGCGCGTGCATCCGTTTCCGGGATTCAGGCTTTGGTTGGGGATGCATCACAACCACATCGCTGCCAGGATGACCAACAGCACACAGGCGCCGAGCACATCCGCGGCTCCATATGTTTTGGGCGCCTGCTCGGCCCCCATCAGACCTTTCCAAATCATGCTGACGCATCCGTAGCCTATTGAGAACGTCACCACGCCGAGCGCAATCCATTGATGGGTCTTCATGATGCATCGCTCGCCACGGGAAGAATCACCCCATGCAGTTGTCGTGTGCCTCCATCGTATTGCACGGAGAGTTCCGGCCGGCCATGGAGTCCGTCATGCCGCTCACACAGAGAGGCGAGCCACGCATCGCGCGTCCAGACCACGAAACTAGTAAACGTGCCCCGCTCCTGCACGGCAATCGGAAACACGCCATTCGGCTTCCGGTCCCAGACGGCCTTGATCGTGACTCGCTTCGTGACCGTCACAGGTCATCCACGGGGGTCATGACGCCCAGTTCTTCCGCGGCGAATCGCTGCACCTGCTTGACGTATTTCATAAACTCCACGACGGTCAGGCTCCGCGTGGACCCGCCCATTACCAACTGGCCCCGCACGTCCCCGTTACCATCCAGAAAGGCCAGTTCCTTTGGGAGAAACATCTGCTTCATCGCCTCGTGCGTTTCGTTGGGGGTATAGCCCGTATACTCCGCAATCGGCCCGATGACACATTTCCAGTAGTGTCGATTTTGCGGCAAGCTCCGGTTGGCCTGCAGCCGCTGCACGTGGATCTCATAGTGGCCATCTTTCAGTTGCTGGGCGAGCGCCTGGAAGATGCGCTTGTCGTAAGAGAACACGCCCCGCCTGGCCTCTCCGAGCACCGTGAAATCCGCCGCCACGCCAGCCATGACTAGAACGGGATGTCGTCGTCGGTTAACGGCTCGTCCATCGTCTCCACCGGCGGCGGAGCCGTGGCCTTGGGCGCCCTGACGCGAATCCCTCCGACCCGCTTGCCGGCATACATCACGTTCGGATCGGTGTAGAGCACGAGCCGTTTGCCCGTCCAGTGGTCTGTGTCATCCGACCCGAAAATCTCCTCGCAGATCTGGATGTTCGTGAAGTTCAGCACGAACGGCTTCTCCATTTCGCGGAAGATCAGGCACCACTTCTTTTCCTCGCCTGCGCCTTCGGCCGCGACGTTCTTCTGCATGACGGCCCGCACCGTCACCAGCGCCCCCGAGCCGACGTCTTCTTTCTTGAGAAACTTGCTTTCACGCATCTCGCTCGTTTTCGGCATCGTCGTCTCCTAATTCCGCTCCGCCACTTCGCCATACCACGCGCCGCGGCAGTGGGCCGATCCGCAGGTCGCATCTTCCACGCCGTTGTGATCGAGCTCGCCGCTCAAGTCGCCCCCGCACGAAGGGCACGTTGGCGTGTCCTCAGCCTGAGCCTTCAGCGTTGGCATGGTGCGGGCCGAGGCTACCATCATGTCGAACAGTTCGCGGGAAAATCGGTCCATTAGCGTTCACCTCGGTATTCTTCCCAAGTATCACAACCCGCATCGGCTAAGGCCTGCAGGCGTTCCTGCCGCGTCAGTTTTGGCGCCACAACCGGATCTGCGTCCTCGTCTGGTCGCTCGTCTGTGACCTCAGCGTCGAGAGAGACGATATCGGCCTTCTTCGCATGCGCCAGCGCATGTGTGATGAAGCCGTAGGCTTCGTGCTGATCGTCGGCTGAGACTTCGACGGTGACAAGCACGGTATAGATGCGAGTGCCCATGTTAATGATCCTTTCGAGTGGACGCGTGCATAATGAGGTGCATCCGACGTTCGGCCGCCATCTGGTCGTCGGTCAGGTCGCGGTGGCGCCACGTCCTCAGTCGGTCGTCTCGCCGCGCGTAACGGGCGTTCTCGGCCATGATTGCGTCAATCTGCCGCTGCCGCCACGCCCGGCCGGCAAACTCGCAGAACCAAAAGACAGCCTCGAGCAGCAGGGCGACGGCCAACAGGCCCCCGCAGATTTTCGCCACCAGCACCACATCCGTCCAGATGGTCATCATGCGGCCTCCTTCCACTTGCGCGACTTGCAGGCCGGGCACATTTTCACCACCGGCACCCGGGGCACCCAGACATGGCCGCACCGCTTACAGTTGATCGTCTTCATGGAGAGAGAATATACCTATGATAATAGGCTGTCAAGCGGAATCGTCACCGGGTTTCAATTATTTGCTGATGCCGGCGATACCAGGCAATCCACTGGACGCACTGGTCAATCGACTGGCACGGCGCCGTATGTGGACACCGGTCCTTGCGTTTCAGCTTCGGATCAGGGAACACGGACTGCCGTAACGCCAGCGCCGAATCAAGCTCGTCGTGCGAAAACCACTCCGCGGATGGATCCCACTGGCCATCCGCACGCCAATTACCGGATTCGATAGCCATGATTTTTCCTTCGGAGGGGATTATTTTTCTTATAACGGCTAATAGCCGCGGCCACGGAGGCGTCGGCTTCTGTATTAGCTAGTTGCGTATTTGTTCTTTGCTCTTCTGTTTCTGATCCTGATCCTGCTTCTGCTCTTGCTTCTGATGGTGTTACCGATGCGTTACTGGTGCGTTTCTTTTCGCGATGTTTACTGACGCGTTGGCGCGTCTGCTCTTGAATGACCGCCCGCGTCACGAGCCGCCGATGTTTTTCGGCATTGAGCACGATCCACCCACCAGGCACACGCTCAATCCGGCGTCCGTCGTTATCAGGATCGCCAGATTCGTCGTCCGGTCCCTCGAGCGCTTTAATAGCCTCCTTCGCTTCATCAAGGCTGACCCGTGCTCGGCCGGCCACATTCCCGACCGCGGAAAAGTGAACGAATCCCGTTTCGTCCATGCAGGCAATAAATGTGAGCCAGACAATACGGGTCGGCATCGATTCCAGCCAAATAGACGAATCCAGAATCTTGGTAAATAATTTGTTATACATGAAGCGTTACGGTAACGCTCAATGCGTTACATGTCAATAGCGGAGAGCGCGCAAGGATGGTCGTGGACTGTCATTGACATGTCATTGACATTGCTGACATCGAATACACGCGTGTCAGCGATACAGTGTAACGACGCACTGCGTTACTACTGCGTTACTGATGCGTGTCGCCGTGTCGGTAACACGGTTGTCGCGTGTCGGCGTGTCAGTCACGCCGTGTCGATGTGTCAAGCGTGCATTGGCCCCGTGCGGCGACGAGCCCCCATGCATCCGATGGTCGGGGAGGGCCACCGGTTCCCAGCTGGAGCGCCTGCGGCCCGCACAGGGCCAACCCTTAGGGTGCCTTCTCGAGCGGCACCACATTGACCACGGGCACCACGGCCGGATCGCTCTGTTGCCCGCTGGATTCCAGCTTCGATGTCAAGGTCGTGGACCCGCCCTGTTGCTCCCGGTTGCTGGTCACCGTGCGCAACATCAAGAGCAAGGCGCCAAAGGCCCCGGTCACGAGTTCGCCGCTCTTCATGGCCGACCACTCAAAGCGAAGGCCGAGAAAGCCGGTGACCATAATGATGACGAGAATGAGGATGTGGCCCCCGTTCGTGTCGAGGGAATCGAGAAACAACGGCCACCAGCCCAAGGCGCGACGGTCCATCACTGCGGCCGTTCCAGCCAGCGGCAGATGGCGCAGCCCACGCCCGCACACACGTGAGGAAAGCGATCCGGCTCGACAACGACGACGCCCTTGACCCACCGCTGCGGCTTGGGGCGCTCGGCGTCCCGTCTGTCTAATTCCCGACCGACCAGTTCAGGCCAGGTCATATAGACTGCCTGCCGGTTTTTCGGCATAGCTCATGCAGAGAGGAGATGCCCATGACCGTCTGGTTTCCCGCGTTACCGCCGTTTCGCTGGTCACAGCCACCGGCAGACACACGTCAGGGTCGGAAAGCCCTCCTGCACGAAGGCCTCCATGCGCGCCTGCCAGAGCCGCAGAATGGCGTCCGCGTCCGATCCGACAATGCGCAGCACGGCGGGGGCCGGCCGCCCGACATGCCGAAAGGTGACCTCGAGCGTCACGCCGGCACCGCGAGGGCCGTCACGAGCCAGGCCAGATACGGCCGCACGCGCGCCTCCGCCGGCAGCTTCGCCAGCGCATCGGAGAGCGACTGACGCACGGCCAACAGGGCGCCTGGCTGATTCTTGGCGGCAATGGCGGCCGCGGCCGTCAAGGCATCCTGGCCGAACAGACACCCATCCGGGGGCACCCACTGTTGGCTACAGGCCGCCAGAAGGCTCCATTGGGCATCCGTGACCAGGGCCACGATATTGAGCGAGCCGTTCGCCTGCCGCAATGAGGCGCAGCCAACGGTGGTGCTGAGGACCAGCGCGAGGATCAGACGTTTCATCAGGCTCCTTTAGCAGACGGACCGACAGCCCATCGCGGTGAAATAGTCGCGGGACGTCTGCACTTGGGCCGCGGTCACCTGGCCGCGGGTCCATTGATAGGTCGCGTATTCATACGCGCAGTAATACACCGGCCCTCGAGGATTCTCATGCGCGAGATAAAACGGCGGATTCGGATCGTCGCCAGCCGGCTGATCAGGCGGGCGGTGGTAGGGATGTGTTAGGCGTCCGACGACTTGCCAGACCTGATCGCCCGTCGTCGGCCAATTGAATTCCGACAGCACGGCGTCATAGACCATCATCCGACCATTCGGCGCCCAATCCGAACCACCCTCTCCGACAGGAATCTTCCCCGTTGAATGTTCGATCCCGAGGTAACCGTCCGGTAAGACCTGACGAAAGAGCTGGCCAAAGTGGACGACACGATCCGGCTGGTGGTCGGGAGACTCCCCGCCGGCCGGGCTCCATCCGTAGAACACGCCGTCATAGCCTGGAACAAAGAGGCAGTATTGCGTGAGGTCCCCGTAAGGATTCTCCCGCTGCAGATAGGTGCCGATGTGTGGGAAGGCTTGACAGAGCCATTCATAGCCATAGGTGTGTCCGGTCGGGTCATTATACGGGTAGCTCCCATCGGGATGCGGCGGCCTCGAGAGCCCATCGCCAGCCAGAAAGACGCACACGGCTTTGAAGTGCTGCAGCATGATCACAATCCGGCGCGCGAGCTCCGGCAGATCCTGCGTCAAATCCCGGCCGGGCACCGGCATGAGAAAGCCCGGCTCGTCATACCGCCATGAGATCGCAATCTCCCCGTGCGTCCAGCCGCGAGCCGCCAGTTGCGCGCAGTAGGCCCGGAGATCGTTATCCGAGAGCGACGTCGTCTCCGGGCCAAAGGCCGGGAACGCGCCAAATTCCTGGGTCGTGACCGTCTCGCCCTGAAAGCCCACACGCACGGCGAGGATCTCATCGCGTGTGGGCGGGGGAAAAGGCAACGTCGTTGGCCCCGGCGGCGCCTCGAGCGGCGGCAAGCCGTATTGCGCCCGGTATTCGTTCAGATGCTTCGTCTTCGACGTCTCCCACGGCAACCCGCCCACGTAGTAATCCCAGGCCGCGCGCTGGCTCATCACGCTCGTCATCCCGCCGTCGTTGATGCGCGTGCCGTGCAGGGCGAAATATTCATCATTCGCCGCATTAATGCCGGTCCCGAAGTCCACCGCTTTCGATTCATCGTAGGCAATGACTGCCATCGTTACTCCACGGCCGTATGGGCCACGAGGTCAGGTGACCATTCGGCGGAACACACGCCGCACCAGGCGATGCCAGCCTCGTTCAATTCGATCATCGGTTTCCGAAAGAGCGCCGGCGGTTTCTTGGGCGGGGCATGATTGATCTCGCCGCATTTGGGACACAGCGCCGTCGCGAGCCAGTTCGCGCGCTGCACGAGGGAGAGCATCGAAGGCCTCATCGCAGCCGCCACGTCGGGGGCAGGACGCTGATCCCCTGAATCAGCCAGAGCAGAAACAACAGGGCCAGAATCAGCCCCACCACCATCTGGATGTTCTGCGGCACGCCGAGTTGGGCCATCGCCCACTTGACCACCAAGGCCACGAGCACGAACAAGAGCACCATGATCAAGAGACTGATGATCGGCATATCGGTCCTTCATTTGTAGGGATGCTGTTGGACGTAGACGATGAAATCCTCGATCAACCCCTTGGGCACGAGCGTAAAGAGGTCCACGAGGCGCTGGGCAATCTGGTCGGCCTGGTCATGACTGACGCCCGGCGCGGCCTGCCGCACGACCTTCGACAAGGCCGTGAGTTGCTTCGGCATATCGCAGCAAATGCCCCCAGCACAACAGACTTCTGCGGTATCGTCGCCCATGTCACTCCTTCTCTTGGATCGTCCGGATCCGATGTTGCATTTCCTGCTGCCATCGATGCCGGCGCCCTTCCGCCAACCACGCATAGACTAAACTGACAATCTGCCCCACGATAATCACCACATGCAGCGGGATAATGTGATCGGGCATCCCGGTCCTTACCGTCGCTGGAGGCCGATGACCATTTTCGTCAGCGACTCCGTTTGCACCCGCTGCATCGCCGCATCTTTCTTGATATCGTCCATCGTTGCCTTGAGCGTCAGGATGCGCTCATCCTGCAACCGGGATTCCGCAGCCGATTGCGTGGCCTGATCGTGCATATCCGATTTCACGCTATACGCCGACCCGATGACCGCCGCGGCGAGGGCAATCGTCGCCAACCAGAATTTGGCCGGCAAGACACTCTGCGACAGGTCCGTCCGGCGTTCTTTCAACCCCGCCACGTCCCCCCGCACCGTCGCGAGATACGCCTCGTATTCCTGAATCCGTTCCCCGAGTCCCGTCAACGTCTCGCGCAACCGTTTATGACCGCGTTCGGCATCATCCGCCCGGCGCCAAGCGTCGTGCACCATCTGCACGAGCGTCTCGTCACTCGGCGGGCTCATGCGTGCCCTCTCCCAGCCCGATGGGGACACCAGCGCCAGCGCGACATCATGCACCATACGTCGTCATGCTAGTTCGAGGCTCACGGTGAAAAACACACTCGTCGTATCGGTCGCCACCGCAAAATTCGCCCCGGAGGAAATGAAAATCCCGAGATGCGTGCTATCCACCGGCGTGCAATGGGCCGGCCGCTGCGTCCCGTTATCACTCAGAAACGCCACCGGGTTGTAATTCACGGTCGTGAAAAACATCCCCGTCGGAATCTGGATCCGCAGGGAGATCGGCGTGCTGCTCACCGTCGTCGTTTGCGCGGCAAAGTTCCAGAGCAACGCTTTATTGTGAATGGCATACCGGTTCTGCAGCACATCCCCAGACACGAGCGTCCAAGTGCCTGCACTCGCCGTAAAGTTCGCGGCATCGAACGGCACCACGATCCACCCGCTGGAGGCCGCGGCCGTGAGGGCGAAGAGCGTGCTCTGAATGTTACTCAGCGGGTCTTGATTTGGCGCGAGCACGATCGAGGTCGCACTATCCGCCCGCCCGACATACCGCGTCGAGGTGCCGGGCTGCAGTTGCCCCACCGCCCCGATGCACTGATCCTGCCCGACGCCTAAGCCATTGAAGCCCGTCACCTGCCCAGCGATCCGCACCGAGCCCACTTGGCCGGCGGAGATGTTCGAGGAGACCACGATCCCCACGATCGGCAGCGTGCTGCTGTAATCATGGGCCGTATCCCACAGATACCAGCGCCCCGGCGTTTTACTTCCCGATCCGTCCGAGAGATAGACGCCGTTCCCGCTGCCCAGATCCTCACCGGCCAGCGCCGGCACTTCCACACCCGCCAGCGCATCTGGCACGGCGAGGACATTCGGTGCGGACCAGACTTCTTTCCCGTCGGCCGTCTTCAGCACTTGCGTGACGCTCTGCCCGGGGGACATGAAGATTTCGGGGAACCGCCCGGCCGCATCCGCCACGACCGGATTACTCAGGGGCACCGTCAAGCCGACGTCGGCGTAGAGCGTGGCGGGTGTCGACGTGCCGGCCGTGAGGAGATAGAACAACGCGCCGGGAATGATCTGCCCATCATCATCCAGGGGCTGTTGGAGTGCGACTGGAAGAAGCGTGCCCTGACTCATGGTGTCTGTTTTCCATATTTCGGCATGAGCGACTTTTGCCCACGCACGGCCCGGCTGGCCATGTCGGCGTTCATTTGATCCTCCGAGACCCCAATCCCCCGATCGAGGAGGGCTTGCGCGGGATTCGCCTGACTCTCGCGTAATGCTTTGATGGCCGTCACGGCACCAGGCGCCGTGGTCGCGCCCCCATGCACCAATTGCGCGGCCGCGGCTTCTTCTTCCGGCTTCAGGGTCATGCCGGCCCGCTTCGCCCAGATGGCGAGCTCGTTATAGATCTTCGGGGCAATCTTGCCACTCGCCGCCGTGGCCGGCGGTTGATAAGCGCCGCCGGTCTGGTCGCGAACAGATTGGGCCGCCGGATCCAGGATAGGACCGGTAGGCCGCACGGCTGGCGCGGCAGCCTCGGCCGTTGGCGCCGCCTGGAGCGTGGCCGCCAGATCCGGCTTGACGTTCCCCGCCTTCGCGGCATTCTCAATCGTCAGCACCTTCGTAAGATCTTTCGAGCTCAAGGTATTCGGGCGGCCAATCCCCGCCGGCACCGGCGGCATGGGCTTCGGCCCAGCGGCGGGCACCGGGTCCGGCACATTCGGGGCACTCGGGCCATTCGGAGACCACGCCGAAAAGGCCATCGCGGCCATCGACGCGAGCGGGGAGGGCACGCCCATCTTCTCAAGCGTCGTTTTCGCCAATTCGTATTTGATGGCCGGCGCGGCCTGGCTCATCGTGGCTTTGAGCCCCGCCCCCACCTTCGCCGCGGTGCCACCGGCGCCCGTCACCGAGCGCAGAATCATGCGACCGGCCTGAGCGCCCATCAGCGCATCTTCCGGGGCAATCCCCTGACCTTCGTCCGTGCCGATCATGTTGCTGTCGGGTCGTGGCTGATCCCCGACCATCGTCACCGGCACGCCGAGAATGGACGTCTTTTTTGAGGGCGGCGCCGTCTGGGCCTTTTGATACGTGTTATAGGCCTGATTTTCCTCAGGCGTCATCTTCTTGACGAGCGCCGTCACTTCCGCCCGATCGGCGGGATTCTCCGAGCGGCCCTGTTTATAGAGCCACTGATAATCGGCGTCCGTCAGGGTATCAGCCATTACTTGCGATTCCTCAGCGACTGAATCCCTGGCGGAGCAGAGAGTGAGGCGGGCTCCGGTGGTCCCGTGGGCGGCTTCTCCGGCACGAGCGCCGACCGGTCACGCACGAGGGACGAGTTCTCGATGTTGTCGAGCATCTTATTGATATTGGCGATCTTCTGCTGCGCCGTGCCGAGCGTGTCAGTTAAGTTCGGGATATCGTTCTGAATCGCCATGTCGATTTCCGAACGATTGATCCGCAGTCCTTTACTCCCGGCCGTCGCGCGCATGGTTTGGATGGCCGATGTGCGCCAGGTATTAAACGCGGCGATCTGGTCATTCGTTTGAAAGATGCGCTCGAGCGGAACCGTCAATTTCGATCCCAATCGCCCGACGGTCGTTTTCGGGAGCAAGTCTTGAATCTGCGCCAGAATATCGGCCTGATTCGCACGGGCGGTATCGAGATCTTGGAGACCCGAGGCCGTTTCCTTACTCACGGGAATCGCGCCCGCCTTGTTCGCGGCCTCGCGTGCCCGGTCTCGTTCGCCCACGCCGTAGAGACTCAAATCCACAAACTGATGGCCCGTGCGCGAAGTCTGGATATCGGGCGCAATGTCGAGCGGCTTGTTCTTTTCCTTCAGCGCATCCAGACGTGCTTGGGCCGCTTGTTGGTTGAGATTGCGTGCTTCCGACAATTGCGCGAGCGCGACCGGATCCCGGCTCGCCGCCGCGGCGGCCTGTTTCGTCGCGATAATCTGATCCCGCTTCTGCGTATCGCCGCTGGCAATGGCCTCGAGCAGTTGTTCATCGATCGAATGCGGCGCTTTCTCCGGAGTGGGCTTCAAGCGATCCATCGCGGCCGCGGCCACCGGATCGCCACCCGCCGCCGCGAGCGCAATAGACGCCTCCGTTGGCTTCTCGACAGGCACCGGCTTCGGATTCGACGCGAGCACGTCCCCATACCGCCCGACTTCTGTCGCGCCTTCCGCCAGCGTCTTGGGCCCGCTCGCCTTCGAGGCCGCATCCTTCAAGCTGTTCAGCGCCGCATCCTGCTGCTCCGGCGGCAGATTCACGAGTTGGGCTTTAATTTTCGCGAACTGCTGCGGATCGAACCGCTGCGTGGCGAGTCCCGGCGCCGCGGCCAGATCGAGCGCCTGGTCGAAGGGAAGCCCGCCCTTGACGAGCTTCTGGACCCCATCGGCCATGTCGCCATACATCACCGTTTCGGCCGCGCCCAGATCGGCTTGCCGCTTCTGATGCTGGAGAATGGACTCGTTGATCGATTCCGCCCCTTTCAGCAGATCCGGCGTGAGATGCGCCATCCCGCTCGAGGCCAGCACATCGCTCAATTTGGGAATATCGTAGAGCCCCTGGGCATCAAGGTAGGGGTGCTGCGCGGGCGCCGGGCCCGCCCCTTCCGGTTGCGGCCCGCTCGGCTGATAGGGCGTCAGGGCCTGGTCGACGACACCCTGCCCCTGCTCGAGCTGCTGGGCCTGCCGGAGGCGCATGTCATCGAGCTTCCGCCGCGGGTCCGTCGCCTGGAGGAGCGCGTTCGAGACATCGCCCCCGACGTGATTGAGCGCCGCGGCATACGCTAAGCCGGACTGCTGCGCGCCCTGCCCCTGAATCTGTCCGATGCGGAGCGCGGCCTCGGCGGGGATCTCCCCTTGCCGGCGGATGATATCGGCAATGGAGCCGACCCAGGCCGGCGCGTTGAACGATCGGTCGTAGCGAAATTCAGCCATCAGTTAGGCCGTTGCGCCCTGGTAGTATTTGGTCCACGCGTCGTTCTGCCAGTTGCGGTAGTTCGCGGCGTCGTCTTCCCACTTGCGCAAGCTCTGCGTATTCGCGAATTCGTTCGCCCGCTGCGTGGCCGGGAGCAGGGTCTGCCACGCGGCCATCTGCGGCTGGAATTGCTGCTGCGCATTGGCGAAGTTCAGCCCGTAGGTGTTCGCCGCCCGGTTGTAGACGTTGCCGTATTCCTGGCTCGCGGCGTTCTGGCCGTAATCGAGGATGTCTTTCAGCGTCATGCCGGTATTGAGAATCCCGCGCTGGGCCGCGCCGTGCTCGAGCGTGTCGCGTCCCTGCTGGAGCCGGAATTGATAGCCCTGATCATTGAAGGCGTCCGCGGCCGAGGGCGCGACGAAATCTTTGAACGAGAACGAGGGCGCGGTCGGATAGGGCGTATTCGTCGGAGGCGTCCACTGCCCCGCGAACGGGGCCGTCAGGGGCCCATAGCCAATGGGCCCTCCAGCGGCACCACCCGTGCCGCCACCGGCGGGCGGGGGAGGCGCCGGCGGTGTGGCCGCGGGCGGAGGCGTGGCGGCCGGCGCGGCCGTCTGGGCCTTGAACGCATCGGATCCGGCGGTATTGCTATACACCGTCCCGTCCGGCCCGCGCACATTCCCCCGCCCGTTATCGCTCCCCGGATAGGGCAGCCATTGCCCGGTCCCCGGATCCTGCACTTCCCAATCCCCGGTGCCGGCGCCATTGGGAGTCGCGGGCGGGCCGGTCGGATTCGGGTCGGTTTGATTGATGGCCACGCCGTTACCTCACCATTTGCGCAAACGAGTAGGGCGACGGGGCCGTCAGCGCCGGCGTAATCGGCGCGGTCGGCGGGGGCAGGAATGAGGAGGCAAAGGACATCGGCGCGGCCGGGGCGGCCGGCTTGGCCCCACCTCCAGCCCGCTGCGTAATCTGCCAGCCGTTCCCTTCCTGCGAGATATAGCTATCTGGCAATCCGATGACCGCCTTGCCGCCGGTGGCCCCGCTGGGGGCGTAATAGGCGGCCTGCGAGCCGGTTTGGAGGTTAAATTGCGCGTTGGTCTTCGCCGCGGCCTGCTGCGGATCCATGCCCTGATCGAGCAATCCTTTCAGATAGGCCGAGGGGCTCCCCGAAGGCGCACTGCTCGAGGCCGACGCTCCCGTGCCTGCCGGCGTCGACGAGGGCAAGGGAGCGGCCCCGGACGTGAAGCCTGGATCGATCCCCGGCTGAAAGGCCGGAATCTCGCGCGGACCCAACCCAAGCAGCGCCCCGAGGCCGCTTTTGCGTCCTTCCGCGGCGGCCCACTGGTCATAATTCGCCCGGTTCGTGACCTGGCTGTTTTGCCAGTCCGTTTCGGCTTGGGCCTTCTGGAAGGCGAGCGCGTCCGCGGCCGACTTGGCCTGGAGGTCTGCCGCATGGTTCTGGGCATCCACTTGGAGTTGGGTAGCTTTGCCGGTCGCATTCGAGCTGAGTTTCGCGCCAAACAGGCCCGCGAGGGCCGGTCCAGCGGCGACGGCAATCGGCACGGCAGCCGGCATTATTTCACTCCCATCGGAATCACAAAATGTTGTCCCGGCAACGGCACGGCGCCCACATGCTCGAGGAGGCCGCAGACGCGTTCATCCATCGCACTGGTCACCAGACCCGTCACGCCCGAGGCGCGCACCATGCCCCGCACGCCCGCCCAGAGCCGTCGCCCCACGCTCGATTTGCCCCGGTGATCCGGATGGATCCACAACCCATCCGCATGTAGCACATAGTAGAGCACATGACAGCCAATAATCTGGCCGTCTTGTTCGACCACCACGATCGAGGTCGTCTCCGGATTCAGCACCGGCCACACCGATTCGGCTTCGGTGCCCTCGAGCCGCGCCCATTCCGACGGAGGCAAAATGCGTGTCGTCACGACAAATGCTCCACGAACAGATCGAGTTCAAACGTCATTGGCGTCACCCCGCTGCTATGCGTGGCCACAGCATAGGTGAGATCCGTTAGCGCATCGGCATGCGCGAGGACCGTCTCGCCCTGCACCGTCGCCGTCGTATTTCCGGTGACGATCGGCAAGGTCTCGATGATCGTCACCCCGGCCCGCACCCAGGAGAACGTCACCTGCACATCGCTGCTGACCGTCGCGGCCTGCGAAATCCGCAGCAAGCAGGAGATGCGATAGAGGCCGGCAAACGGCACCGTGTAGAGCGTCCGTGTCGGAATGTCGCCGGTGCCGGCATCGGTCGTGTTCGGGACCGAGACGGTCTGCACCCGGCTAATACTGGCCTGCACGCCCGCCCCGAGGGCATCTTGAAACCAGACCATCCACGGCTTGGCCACGTAGAATGGTTGTTTCCGCCCGACGGATCCATCGAGTTCAATGATGGAATCCTGTGACGGCGGCGGCGCCAGCGTGCCGCTCATGCCGCGGCCCCGCGCGCCTGCACCGAGGCGCCCACGATCCGCACCGGCACCGGGTCACTGATCACCAGTTCCGGCACCCAGGTGGATCGGGTGCTGCCGAGCCGCGACCAAAAGACCAATCGATCCCGCTGCCCCATCGGCCCAATCGAGCGCGCCGATTCCGAGCCCCATGTCTGCCCGTCATCATGGCTGATACGCAAGAGGGCCACCGGATCGGATCCTTGCCCCGTGGCCGTCCCCAGTCCGCGTTGGATCCCGAGCTCGAACCGATCGACATAGAGGCGCCCGCCGTCGGCGGCGCGCAAGGCCGGCGGAATCCGCAACCGGCGAATGGGACTCCCATCAGCTTCAGTCCCCACCCGCTCATCGAGCACCGAGATCATCGAGGTGGCGCGTTCCCCGATCACATGCTGACCAAACGCGTAGGTGATGGCGCTCGGATGCCACGCATCATAGCGGTTCTGTCCCGCATTCCATTGCCCGAGTTCCGTCCAGGCGCCCGTTCTCAGGTCGTAGGCCCACGTCGCATTGGCGGCCGGGAAGTTCAGCACGTAGAAAATGTGCCCTTTCCACTGAAAGACCAGCGCCTCGGCGTCGGTAATACCCGGTCCCGCCGCATAGCCAGCAATGGCGGCCTCGAGGGCCAACGAACTGACCGGCTGCGGGACGAACCCGCGTGCCTGCACCACGATCCCCGCGCCATCAGCATTCTGGGTCAACCAGAGCACGGAATCCCCCGCCGAAGCCAGGGACTGATACGCCGCGATGCCGTATTTGAAGGTCGCGCCCGGCCGCGGGGCAAAGGGAAAGGGCGCCGTGCCGACATCCATCCAGACATCGCCGGTTTGCTCGCCAATCAGCCAGATATCCGGGGCATTGACGATCATCGCGAGCCAGTCATCCGGGGCCGACGTGCGGAGGGCGAAGTTCGACGGATCCCAGGTCGTGAAATCATTGAGGGCTGAGACTTGGAGCTTGCCCGAGGCGGCAAAAAAGGCGAGCCCAGAGCCGTCCAACATGCCGATCTGGGTCACCCCGCCCGTCAGCACGGCGGCCGACACGAGATTCGTCAACAGGTCGAGCACATAGACCGACCCGGCCGACACAATCGCGACTTGCGCGCCGGTCGTCCCGTTGCCCACCATCGGCGTCAGATGCCCATCGAGGGGCACCGTGCCGCGCAGCACGGCCGATCCGTTGCTGAACACCTCATAGACGCCCGCCCCCATGACGATGAACGTGCGGCCGTTGAGGGTCAGGGAGCCGCGCATGCCGACATGCGGCACAGCAAACCAATTCCGGGCGCCAGGTGTGGAATAGATCGCCGGCTTGCCCGAGGCGATGTCATTGGGCTCGTAATAGAGATTCACGAGGCGTTCACAATCCGCTCCCGGCGATTGGGAAGGGTTACTCGGCCCGACGAAGCCCCTATATTCCATGAGCCCTCATCGCCATGAGCCGGTCCGAAAATCATAGAACACGCCGCCCAATCGGCGGCCCGGGATGCCGGCATCCTGCGTGCTGATCCGTGGCGGCGGGCGGTTATTGCTAAACACCCGCGCCCGCGCCTTCGCGGCCTGCAGGGGCAGTAAGGGCGAGACTTGCGCGCTCGGATAACTCGGCATCAACGACTCACACAGCGTCAACACCAAGGCATCTTGGTAGCCCGGCGGCAATGACAGGTTATCCATCAGTTGCACGCCGGCGAGCTGCACGCGCGCCAGCAAATCGACCTGATAGGCGGTGATGGGCACCGGATAGAAGAACAATCGGCCATTCGGCCACGCCGGTTCGTAAAAACACTCCGTCGGAATCCCCGGCAAACTCGGTTGCGCGAGCGCCGCATACCGCAGCGGATCGAGGTAGACCTCGATGTCCGTGAAAATCTGCCCACTGAGCCACGCGAGGGATTCAATCGTGACCGGCCGCTGCGTCATCACCCAGGAGCCGGTCGGCCCAATCGTATGGGGCGAGAGATTCGGCACCAGCGTAAAGGACGTGGTTTGCGTGCAGTAAACGGCCTGCCGTTCGGCGTTCCAGTTGTCGAGAATGCGGTTCAGTTCCTCGAGGCCAAAGGCCGCGTCTTCCGGCGCGAGCGCGTCGAGCGCCCCGAGCACCGAGAGCTTGATGAAGGCCGATTTAATGAGGTGACTGACGGGCGGTTCGGTGACGAGCGGGCTGACCGTCTCGACCTGAATGGCCGCGCCAATCGCCCCCACCCCGATAAACGAATAGGCAATGATCCCGAAATCGGTTTCGGCGGCGGTCGGTTCGTAGGTGTAATAGCCGTGGCCCTTGAGTGTGACCGTGCCCGTGCCCAGCACTTCGCTGCCGGCATCGCCCGTCACAAAGACCGTGACCAGGCCACCGAAGGCGTCCCCGGTGTCGACGCGGTTTACTTGGGCGCCGCAGACTTGTCCCGCACTCCGCCGCATAAACGGCGCATTCGAGACGGTCGTGACCGGAACCGCCCCCGCGCCGATAAACGTATAGGCATTCCAGCGCCCGCCCCGCTCCGTGGCGGCGGGCGTGAAGGTATAGAGGCCGTTGCCCTCGTTGGTGATGACACCGGCCACGGGGAGTTGCGCGGCGGTATCCAGCGTGGCAAACACCGACACGGACCCCGTATAGGCGAAGCCCGTGGTTGCGTCAATGAGTTGAGCGCCGATCGGCACCATACGTTATGCCACCCGCTGATTGCTGTGACTCGCCCATGCCGGCTTAAAGTTACTCGGCACCACCACCCCGCCCACCGCCACCGCGGTGGACGTGCCCGCCGCCGATCCAACCGAAATCGCATTCCCGCCTTGTCCCAGCACCAGGGCGGCCCCGAGGGCGGTGCCCGTGCGCACCAATAGGGCCGTGCCCACCGCTTGCACCACCGCATCCCCTTGCGCCACGCCGCGTCCGCTCCCGCTACTGACCGCGAGCACGGAGGACGAGGCATTGACGACGCCGATCGCCGTGCTGAGGCCAACCCCCACCGCGACCACCGCCGATCCGCCTTGGGCATCCCCCGTCCCAACCGAGAACGATTGTCCCACGCCGACGACGGTGGCCACGCCCGCCACCACCCCAATCGAGCCGAGCGCCGGGGCGCCCGTGACCGTGGCGGTGCCCGTGACCGTGCCCACACTCAGCGCGGCGCCCGCCCCGATCCCGAGGACGACGGCTTGTCCCGTCGCCGCGGCCCCGCGCACCACCACGCCGGTGCCCACCGCGGTAACGGTCGCGCCGCCGAAACTCTGCGCCTGATTCCCGAGTTGCTTTTGCCCATCCGCTCCAGCCGCTCCGACCGCAATCCCCACGCCCGACGCACTGACCGTGCTCGCCCCCAGGGGAGTCGCCACGCCGACCGCCGCGCCAATGCCTTGGCCCGTCCCGCTGATCGACCCGCCCACCGCCGTGACGGACGCCGCGCCACTCGCGGCGCCAAGGGTCACCTGCGTCAAGAGCCCCACCCCGAACACATCCGCATGCCCATCGACGGCCCCATCGGCCTCGCTATTGGGCGTGACCGGCAGGGTCGGCGTGGCCACGATGGCAGTGGTGCTGTTGAGGGCGGCTCCCGGCACCGTGTCGGTAATGGTCTCGAGCGCCGAGATGGCATACGTGGGCAACGCCGGCAACGTAATCGTCACCACCGTCGACGACGTGCGCACGACCGCCGTATCAGGAATCAACGCGCGAATCGCATTCCAGCCATGCGTTTCGCTTTGCGCGCTGACCAACCCATTCAGGATCGGCCGCCGCGCATCCACGAAGGCGCCATAGCGCCCCACCACCGAGGCCGTCCCGAACGAGGCCCCGATGGCTTGCGAGAGGGGTTGCCCGACCGCCAGCGCGGTCGCCGTGCCCACACTCGCGCCCGGCTGGGCCGAGGTAAAAACGCCCGCCCCTTGCACGAGCGAGCCGGGAATGGTGGCACTAAAATCATCGAACCGCGGCAAGGTCGCCGCATCCCCCATCACGCCCATACAGCCCGGTTTCCCGCTGATCAGGCTCGTATCACTCTGCGTAAACAGTTGCGTGCCGTTCGCCAGGACCGTGAGCACGGACCCGGCCACGCTGATCCGGAATTTGGTCAGCGTATCGAGCGGCGTCGTGACGGCCGCACTGTTCAGGAGGGTTTCCACGCCGAGCACGCGTTTATAGAGCGAGACACTCGAGGAGAGGATGCGCAGATAATAGCCACTGCCCACGCCATCCATTCGGACAGCGGGACCGGCCTGCGAGGCCACGAACACGCCAGGCGTCGGCACGTCGGTGAACACTTCCGCGAACTGATCATCGACAAAGGTGCCCCGCACGCGCACCGCCGTCGAGGCATTCGCGGTGACCGGTTTCAGATAGAGCGAGCTGGCGGTCACCCAGGCCGTGCCAAGGGTCGTCTCCCACGTAAAGCCGAGTGAGCCCCGATTGAAATCGTCCGTAAAGGGCACCGCGCCGATCCCGAGCGAGGAGGCCGCGCCCACCCCGCTGACGGTGGCTACCCCGGCCGACACCGCATTACTCGCGCCCGTCTTGACACCTAAAACGGTGGCGCCCCCGGTCGCCGCGCCGACGCTGACGGCCGTGGAGAGGCCGATCATGGCGGCCGTGGCCAAGCCCGCGATCGTGCCCGCACTCACCGAGGTGGCACGTCCCACCCCCGTGGCCGTGGCCGTGCCGGATGAGGCGCCGCTCGAAACGGCCGTCGACAGGCCCACCGCCGTGACCGTCGCCTGGCCCGACACGGCGCCCACATTCAGGGCCGTAATCCCGAGCGTCGGCGTGGCGATCGCATCGATGCCACCCGCCAGGGCCACCCCCGGCACCGTGTCAGTAATCACCTCCGAGGCCGTGATGTCGTAACCGGAGACGGCCGGGAGCGTAATCGTCACCACCGTGGCCGAGGTGCGGACGACGGCCGATTCCGCGATCGTCGGTTTCTTGGCGTCCCAGCCCGTGCCCTCCGCTTGCGCCGAATCGAGTCCATTCAGGATCGCGCGCCGGAAGCTGGAGAACGACGCCACGCCGGTCGCCGTGCTCGCCCCCGCCACCACGCCAATGCTGGCAATTTCTGACAGAGCCAGGGCCACGAACGCGACGTCATCGGAGACCGCCGTGCCACCGATCGCGAAATCTGCCGTGCCGGCCGTCGTTTGCCGAATCACGCTGGAATAGAACGCACTCGCGCCAATATTGAACGTCTGGACCGTCGTGCAGTTGCCGTTCGGGGTGAAGGCCGCCGACGTCGCACCACCGCCATAGAGCGCGGCGACCGCGATCGCCGTGCGCCCCCCATAGGCCAGCGTGACGGACGGATCGGCCTGATTCTCACTCACGCTGCCCGTGACAAAGGCCGTCGTATCCCCAGGCGCCCCGAAGGACATGCTCACAAAATGCATGTCGTCTGTCGTATTGGTATTGAGACTCGCGCTGACCGTTTGATTGCCGGTCGGAATGCCCGCGCCGAGGAACCATAATTCCGCGGCACCCGGCTCGGTGACGGTATCGGTCGCGCGAATCTTTCGGGTCATCGCCACGCCACCATACGTGACGGCCGAGACATGATCCGTGCTGCTCGTGCCGTGGACAATCGCCACGACAATCGCTTTCGCCGTGCCGCTGGGCACATGCGTCCACGTCTGCGGGTTCGTCGTGCCCGTGCGCTCGACTTCAACCGAGTTGAGGAAGGTGATCGCCATCAGGACGGAATGAAGGTATCTCCGACGAGCGTAATCACGATCGTTTTGCCCCCGGCCACAATGTCGGCTTCGGTAATGCTCGCGAGTGCCGTGCCGGATAACGTGGCCCCCGCGGCGGCCACGGCTTTGAAGGTCGCGATCCCCGTCAGATAGGTATCGAAATTCCCGCCCGTTTGGGTAAAGGTCGCCGCCACACTCCCGGCCACGGCTTTCGAGGCATATTCGACCGCGAAACCGCCAGGGTTCTCCGGATGACTGAAGCCCGTGCCGGCCGCAATGCCGCTGGTCGATCCCTCTTCATCAAACGTCGCCCCGATCACGTCCTCATTCGCGGTCGTCGTCGTCACCGAGGAGGAGGTCACCCCATCGGCGCCGCCCGCGGCTGGATCCGTGACTTGTTTATTCGCGGCGATGGACTGCCCGAGCGGAAGCGAGGGATCACGTCCACTCAATTCATGGGCGGCTATCGAGACGTTGCCGGGCGTGCCAGTCCACGTAAACGTGATGATGGTCTGTCCGCCCGTGAGGTTCTTCGCGTAGAACGTGCTCAGGGCCCCGACCGTGCCATCGGTCGATTGTTGGATGGCCGTGAACGATTCGCCCGTCATCGTGACGGCGACTGTGGCATTCGTCCCCTGCGTCCAGGACGCCACGGCGCAGATCAGATTCCCCGCCGTTGTGGCACTGCCAAAGGTGAGGGTCTCGACGCCCCCCGTCGCAAACTGACGACCGGAAATCGATTGAACGAAGGCCATTTATGGTCCGTAACAGGTCACGCGGTTAAACGCTTTCGGCGTGGTATCGCTAAACGCGATCCCCATCGTCGTCTCGGCGCAGACGCGCGCCGGGTTCCGCCAGACATGGCCGCCGAGATTAGCCACATCCCCGCCCGCCACATCCGGGCCAATCCCCGGCCACGTCAGCGATTGGAAAAACGACGGCTTGGCGCTGAGATAGAGCGAGGCGGGCAGCGTCGTGCTCCCCGGAATCGGATTGCCATAGGGACTCAGGGTGCTCGGCACTTCGGTCGTGTCAAATTTCGTGGTGGCCGTGACCGTATCGTAATTCCCCCACCGGAACAAACTGTCTTTCGTCAGCGGGTCATACGCGCCTGTCGAGGAACACGTCGGGGGGTTGAGGCAAAAGTGATTCAGGAGCGCAATCGTGCCCCCGCCATTGCCCGTATGGCCGAGGGTGTAGATCGACGTGTTCCCGCTGCCGCAGGCCGCTGCGGACGGCGGGCATTCGTAATTATTGTGATAGCCGCTGCGGCCGAGCACGTTCCCCAGGAGATTGAAATACCGCGACGACGCATACAGATGCACCGGCACCGTCTGCGCCGAGCAGGCCACGCCATTACACAGTTGCTGCCAGCCCGCATAGGCGTTCCTGAAGAGTGTCGTAAAATGATGCGTCCCGTGGACGTTGTCCGCTTCAAACCCGATCGAATCGTTGCCCTCTCGGAGCCAAAAGTCATACCCCGAGGCATGCTCGTAATCGTTGGGTTGCATCCAGCCGTTGGCCGCAAAGAGATCATTGATCGTGAAGTTATAGGCCGCGACACTCCCCGCGCCGCCGCCGTTGTTGTTCGGCGTCGAATCCGTCACCCGTTGGAAAATGTTGTTCTCGAGGAGCGCATCAGACGACCCCGCGACCAATTCGATCCCGTAACTCACGCTGGCATGAGAGACGGACTCGAAAAAGTAACTGTCCCGCACCGTGCAGTGGAAGCACTCAAAGAGCGCCACGTGGTTCCGCGAGGCCCACATCGACCGCACGCCTTTCACCCAACACCCCGAACAGTTCATCAACGTGATATTCCAGACGCATTGCCCGAGCGCGGCACAGTTCGCATTCGACACGCTCGTATCGATCGAGAGGTCTTCGATCCCCATCCCCGTCGCCGTCGTGGTCGCCCACCACGCGCCCGGACTCTGCGCGCTGCGCCAGTTCGGCATGTAGAGCCCCGGCGTGATCGTCAGGACCGTCGACGCATTGACATTGCACGCGGGCGCGCACGCCGTGACGAGCACTTCCTGCTGCTGCGAACAATACCCCGCCGCGCAATTATGGTCGTGCCGCGCAAACCCGCCCGATCCCACGGGGTTATTCGCGCATTCGTTCCCGCCTTCCGAGTCCCCACGCAGACAGTTCCAGATGTTCCCCGTATCGCTCGTCTCGTCCAGTTGGTCGAGGTTGAGGAACGTCACCCCCGCCACGATGTTCAGCGAACTCGACACGGTGATCGACGTCGCCCCGCGCGCATACCCCGCCGTCCACGTCGCCCAATTTTCCTGCGAGAAGCCGGTGTCCGGATTCGCCCCACTGCCGCAGAGCACGACGCCCGTCCACAGGCCGTTACAGAACCCGTGATCGGTCGTGTTGATCAGCGTCTGATTCGCGCCATCGCCCCGGATCGTGACGCCGCTTTTTCCCACGAGCGCCCCCGCGAGCGTATACGTGCCCGCACTGAGGCGCACCGCCTGCCCATTCGGGCAATTCTGGATGGCGGTATTGATGGCGGCCAAACTACTCGCGGCGGTCATCGTCTGGCAAATGAGCGTCCGAGGCGGAATCCCCCCGACGACGCCTGCTGTTGACCAGTCGATTTTTCGCGCTGGATCAATCGGATTGCTCACGACGCCAGACACCGTAAACGTGACCCCCGCACTCGCGAGGGCATTCTGTGTCACGATGACCGGACCCGTCGTCGCACTCGGCACCGTGGCCGTGATGCTGGTCGCACTCCACGCGGTGGTATTGGCCACCACGCCGTTAAAGGTGACCGTCGCCGTGCCTTTGACGGACCCAAATCCGACGCCCGTAATCGTGACGGAGGAGCCGATCGCGCCGGTCGAGGGACTCAGGAGCGTAATGGACGGCGTGCCCGACGCATTCACGATCACACCCGTGGCGGGCGGAGGCGTCTGGGCCTGCACAAAGCCCCAGATGCCCACGACGAGCAGCAGGAGCACCGCGAAGAGCATCCGTAAGCGAATCATGCCGGTCATCCTGTCAAGGCCGGTGTCGTGGCCGCCAGGACGGCGGGAATATCCGCCCCGAGATCCAAGCCATCCGACCCGGCGAGGTGATAGGCGCTCGTGGGCTTCAGGCGGAAATCGGCGCCCTCGCCACTGGCCACGTAGTTCACAAATTCCGCCTCCCAGAGGGCGCGGGCTTCATAGAAGTTCGTCGCGCCATCGCTCGCCGCGGTCGCATCCGCGACCGCATTCTTGCTGTAGGTGAAGCCCCCCGTCGTGCAGGCCGTGAGAGAGGCGGTGCCAGACGCGAATGTGGCCGCCTTGATGCCGTTGGTTTCCTTCCTGAGCATACAATTCGTGAGGCTAAACCCCGTGACCTGGAACAACTGCGCTGGGTCCATCGTGATCAGGCCGCCGCCCGTCAGGTTCGTCGTGTGAATCACCGTGTTGTGATCGATGATCAGGCCTTGGATGCCGTTGCTGATGTTCATCGCAAAGATCTCAAAGCCCTGTCCCCATTGCGGCCCCGAGTCATACACCAGATTGTTGCGCACCGTGAGATTGACCATCGGCCCGGGATAGGGGAACCCCGATCCACTAGGAATCTCGGTGCCATGCACCTCGAGCCAGCCATCGCAGTGCCGATAAATGTTCTTCTCGATGACCACGTTTTTCGTCTGCAGGTAAGATCCGGCGCCCTCTTGATTGACGGTTTTGATCCACGTCCCCCACCCGTTGCTGGCGCCCTTCCAGTGATATTGGAAGATGTTGCTATCGATCTGGGCGTTCTGCACGGCCTTGAGCTCGAAGAGATTCTTGACGGTATGCTGGGTCGCGCCAAAGGGCGTGGCCGCAATCATCGCCGTGCCGTCGTCCACATACGAGGAGCCCGTCGCGTCATGGTATTGCGTGCGCGCCCCAGGCGTCACGCCCCGCCAGACGCGGAAGATCGTTGCCAAGGGATCGGGCGTCCATGTCACCGTGATATGTCCCGTCGCACCCAAGGTCGCGCGCACTTCAATCGACTCGTCGCTATTGACGTAGAACACCGGATTGGCTTGATAGCCGTTCGGATTGAAGCCCTGGACCGTATAAAAATAGGTGCCCGCCGCCAGCGTGCCGCCACTCGCCGCGGCGACGGCTTGCACATTCACCGGCGCCTGCAGGTTGCCGTTAAACCATTCCTTGGCATTTCCACAGAGGTTCTGTCGGAAAATGAGGCCGAAGCCCGGCCCCTCCATCCCCAGCGTCACCCCCGCCCGTAAGCCGCCCGGCACATCCACCGATCCCGCGACCGGCGCAAACGACACCACCCCCGACGCGCCTCCACCCGTGATCCCCGTGATGGTCGTGAACGTCCAGGCGCCCCCGACGAGGATACTGAGGCCCTGGCCGACGGTCAGTTCAGACAGCGTATGGCCCGCTTCCGAACACGTCACATTCACCGCCGTGGCAGTCAGAATGCTCGTGACGGTCATGTAGGTGCGCACGTTCGGATCGGCCCCGCCGAGCATGAAGGGTTCGGTCCCGCCTCGAATGAAATTGTTGATGACCGTCAGCGGCCCGTGGCCATTCGATCCGCTAATGGATTGGCTGTCCTGGCCGACCGATTTGATCTGGTCGATGTAGTTATTCGTAATGGTGATATAGCGGCCGTGCGTCCAAATCCCGATCTTCTGGCCGCAGACGTCCCCGCCGTGGATATAGCACTGATCGACGGTGATATGGTGCGGCTCATCCGCGTAAAATTGCTGCGTGCTGTCATTCGCGCCAATTTTGATGATGGCATTGAAGCCAAACGGCACGCCGCCGACGTTCAAGTGTCGCAGCACGTAGTTACTCGCGCCGGGCGCGATGATGATCGACGAAATGCCACTGCCCGGTGAGACGATCAAGGGCATGAGCGGCGCATACGAGGGATTCGTGCGACGGCCGGCGCGCGGCAAGAGACTCAGATCGGCCGCCGTGGTCAAGGTGATCGGCGCCGCCAACGCGCCTTTATTGGGGAGCGTGACGTTTTCCGTATAGGTGATGTTCGGGTCGATAAGAATCGTATCCCCGGCCACCGCGGCCGTCACCGCCGCCTGCACGGTCGCATAGGTCTTGCCCGGGCCCACCGTCTTGAAGGTGCCTGTGGCGACCGTCAGCGGCAGGATAAACGGCGGCGACACGCCCGAATCCACCACGCCCGTGGGATAGGTAATCGCGATCGACGTCTGATAGTTATCCGCCGCCCGGCCCGCAAAGAGCGCGGTGCAATCGGCCGTAATCACGCCGTAGGCGTCCGGCGTCGGCAACCCGAGACTCAGCGTGCCGATAACCGTGGGACTATTCGCGATGCGCAGCCGCACGGTGTAATTGGTGATGCCGGTCAGGACGGCGGGCGCCGTAAAGGCAATCCAGCCGGCCGGCACCCGGCCGACGCTCGCGGGACTCACGATCGCACTCGCGGCATAGGCGTAGGCTCCATCAACGTAGCTTTTGACCGCCACGGCATCAGCGGGCGTCATGCTGAGCCCGCTCGCGGACGCCGCTTGCACCCCCGCCACCATATCGGCGGCCAGTTTGGCCCCGATCTGCGCGGGCGTCATCGCCCCTCGTTAATGGCCTGTAGTTCTGCCTCGTGGGCCGCTTTCATCCGATCCCGAATGACGTCCGCATCGCCATCCGCCGAGAGGCCATCGGCCAGGCACCGATGGATCTCGGCATTGATGGCCGCTTGGAGACGCGCATCGCGCGGATCGCCAGACTCCTGCCCGACCGCCATGCCAATCGCCGTAACAATCGGCATTTAGGTCTCAGTGACCGTCGAGGCCGTGGAGAGCGAGGGCGTGACGCCAGCACCACACGCGATGTTGGGCGTGATCGTGCCCGAGTAGAACCGGACACCGGCGCCGGACGTCAGCGAGCCGAGCGCGAAGTGTGTGGCCGTCGCACCCGAGCCCGACACACCGGCGGGGAACGTGATCGCCGCCACCGGGGAGACGCTGTTCGTCGTGACCGTCCAGCCACCCGAGGTGCGCGCGACCGATACGCGGGCGTAGGTGTTATACGCGCCCGTGGTCATTTCGTTGGTCGTCTGGTCGCCGGCCGTGCCGGGATCCGACGTATGGAGACTCGCAAAGATGCTCGTGATGGGTGAGCTCGTCGCGTTGATCGCCACGTTCGCGTAAAGCGTGGCATTGAACATCAAGAGGAGGAAGGAATTCGCGTGGACCGCACTTTTTGCCATCGGGAGACTCCTGCGGCCTTCTCAGGTCCGCGTCAGGGTTTTCAGTAAACTTTTTCCGCGGAATCCGTCGCGCACGACCGGCTCGTGCAGCACCGTGCGCACCATGTCGGGCTGTTCCACCGCGTAATGCAGCAGGACCGCACAGGCCAAGCCGATCGCCGTCTGGGCGGGGAGCTCGAGCAGGGTTTGCCCCACGACATGCGCCCGAATCGCCTCGAGTTCGCCCGAGTCATAGGCGAGGCTCATGGGGCGTAAAACCCCGTGATGACCCACGCTTTACTACCCGCGGTCGAATTGATCCAGCACACATCCACGTTGGGCGGCAACCGGATCGGCGTCACGCGGTTATCCACGACCGTCGCCTGCGTGGCCGCCGTGGTATACGCGAACCAAAAGACCGTCGTGCCCGTGCCGCAGGTGGTGCCCGTGCCGTATTTCAACGTGTTGTAACTGTCGGCCGCAATCCCCGCCGCATTCGTCACCGAGAGAATATCGGTGATATTCAGCGAGAGGCCTGGGCGCGCCGCGCAGTCGCCGCCCACGGCCGTCAACGAGGTCGCCGTCGAGACCGTGACGACGCACCGCACAGGATCGCCTTTCTGCTGCGCGTGGACCGGCGCGAGGAGCGCCAGCCAGACGAGACAGAGTGCGAGGACCGCCCGTGTCACTTGACCACCGGCGTGGCCTTGGGCGCCTCGCCTTTCGGGGGAGGCGGCGCGGTCGGCGGCTTCGGCGGCAAGGTGCCCCCCGGATTCGCCGGATCGGGCACATTGTTCCAGTCCTTCGGCGCGTCATCTTTCCAGCCGTCACCCTTGGCGCGGTCGTATTCGTCCTTGTCCGTGACCAGACAATGCTCGCCCTCCGGTTTGTAGAGGACGCGCGGAAAGGTCAGTGCTACAGCCATGTCGTGCTCCATCGGTGAAGAGGCCCGCCCCCGAAAGGGCGAGGCCCCTGAGTGTGACGCGTTTACGCGACCGCCGCCGCCGTGCTCCCGAAGGCCCACACCGTCACGGCTTCCGAGCCGGGCGTCGTGGTCGTCACGATGAACTTGAACCGCTTGCTCACCAAGGTCACCATCGTCAGGACGGACGACACGGTGGCAATCGTGGTCTTCGTCACGCCGGTGCCGAGCGCCAGCGTCAGCGTCGTATCCCCGTAATTGACCACATCGAGGTCAAACGCGGTGCCGACCTGGCAACCGGGAATGGCCGCAACAATCTGCGCCGCGGTCGGGGTCGTGATGCTGCCGGCATCCTGGCAATCGACTGGCAACAGGCCCTGAAAGAGCTGGGCCGTCGTCATCTGCACCGGCGTGGTCGCCGTGGTGACGGTCATCTGCGTGGTGGCATTCGTCGGGTAGACGATGCTCGAGAACTGCGCGTAGGTTTTCGCGGGAACGGCTGAAATGATGCTCATGGGTCTGTCCTTTATGCGGAGGCAACAGCCACGCTGTCGCGGTCATTCCAGAAGTTACCGAAGCCATAGGCACAGTCGATCCGGTTGATCCACCGCATGAGCGTCGGCTCGAACATGCGCAGCACGCCGACCGACAAGCCGCTATTCGGATCGCGGGTCTGCGAGGAAATGACCACCGAGCCCCCCACGGGTGGGAGATCAAGCGGCACGCCCACGAGCGCAAACGCGTTCTTGCCCATCGCGATGTTGACCGCGCCGACTTTGCCGTTGGGCGACGAGGTGCCGGGCCAGAGCGTCAGCAACGACGTGGCGACCGGGAGCGCATCCACATTCTGGAACGGCGATCCGGGCCCGTAGATATCCGGCGTGAAGGTGATCGTGGCCGACGTGCCGGAAATCGTCTGGTTGACGCCCGTATACACGAACTGCTTCAGCGTGCCCGTCGAGCGCTTCGTGTCGTAGTTGACATCGTTCACCAGGGCGATGTTGAACCGGTCGCCGGTCTTGAACGTGTCGCCGTTCGTGCAGGTCAGGGTGAGCGAGTTGATCGCCGCCGTGCCGGTCTGGGTCGTGGTGATCGACACGTTGCCGGCCCATGTGCCGGCCGTATGCCGGTAGACGAAGGCCGACTGATACGTGTCGAAGCCGTTCGCCTCGCCAATCGAGCCCGACTTCCACATCTTGGAAATCGCATCGGGCGGATTGAACTGCGACACGACTGTGGCTCGGAGGGCACGCGTGACACCCGGCGTCAGGAACATGCCGTGGTCGCCGGCAATCCCGCCGACTTCCGCAATGCGCTGACCCGCGGCGCCATACACCGCATCGAAGCTGGCCGGGTTCGTGCCGAGAATGCCCACGACGTTTGGCGTATTCAGATACGCCCACTTCGCACAGTCGCTCTCGATCTTCGCGAGCAGCGCGCGCTTCGCCGGCATGATGATGTTGCGCTGAATCGCTTCCTTGGGCCGCGGCAGCCTGAGCGCCGCTTCGAGCGCATCCCACTCGAAATGCACCTTGGCCACGCGGTCCAGCGTCACCGTCGCATGCCGTGAGGCGATCGGCTGGGGTGTGTAGCCGAGCGTGTTGTCATCGTTGGGCAGAAAGGCCTTCGGAAAGGGCA